CTAACTCGATTTTGGCACCTCCTCCTGCAAGGGCGAAAATGCGAAAGCGGCTAGGCCACACAACCCGGTTCCCAATAGCCCCAAAACGCCCGAGTTATGAGCCCAACCGCCCCATGAAAATGCCCCGGCGGAGGCAACCGGGGCAAATTGTCAACACAACCTGTGGTCGTGTGTTTTTTGTTTTTCCTCCACTCTAACCATATCACAACCAAACAGTGTCTTTTGGTGTCTTTTGGTGTCATGTTTTTCTTCTAGCGATAAAAGTGCTTTGCTGTGTAATTTGTGAACATACTTATCGTCATAGCCCATTGCCCTGGCTATGTCGCCCCAACTGTGATAACAAAGGTATCTTAACTCCAAGAGTAGCCTAAGTTCGGGCTCGTCCACCATCTTAATAGCATTTCGCACGTCCGCTTTGACATTCAACAGTCCCTCGATGTCGCTTTCTATTTCTCTTTCAAGGTCCACCATCTTAGTCACTATATTTTCTGTCGTCTTGCTCCCGCCCTGTCCCTTCGGTGTTAGTTCCAGAGTGGTAGTTGTTTTTTCTGCCAACGCACGCAAGGCTTCGAGTTGTTCGAGTTTACTGTTGATTCTAAGTTCTGTTTTGTACGCTTGGCGTAGATAGTGCTTCATCCGCGTCCCTCCGTTTACCGAACTCGCAACCTGTCCAAGATATGCGTTTTTGTTTTTCGCCGTTTATACCCACATTCAAAAGTGCTTTATGATACTCACTTTCGGAGTGACTGCATTCGTATGCCGTCCAGCCTCCCATAGACGCCGATTTATCCACTGTCGCATACTTACAGCTAATACAAGCTATTTTTGCCACGATATCGCCTCCCTGCTAAAGATCCACTCCATCTCGCTCGGTCATAGTTTCAATCGTCTTCCGGTGTCTTCGCTCGAACATGTCCTCGAAATAGACCACCAAGTCCGTCAGTTTGCCATGCTTGTGACACACTTGACACTCGTATCGCCCAGTCTTGCCAATGAGTAGTAGTGCAGACTTTACCCTGCAAAACGGGCAGTACACCCTGATGATGATTTCGGCTCTCCCTTCTTCGAGGCGGATGATTTTCTTGATGATGTCTGCATGGTCGAGTTTCACTCACCCGGCCTCCTTTATCACTATCTCCACCCTTGGGTTCTGCTTGTCCACCCCGAACTCGTGTTTGATGCTGTTTATCTGTTTACGCCTGTCGTCTGGTAGTATACCGGCTTGCACTAGTCCGTCTAGGATAAACTTGACGCCAGCCGACACGTTGTCTGGGTCTTTGCGCAAGTCTTTGGTTATCCACCTGCAGGTAATATCAACCGGCATGGCGAGCTGCCCTTTTGGGCAACCCGCACACTCCCAAGCCACCGCCTCCGTGTGCACACCCTTGGCTTTGGCGTAAGCCATCGGATGGCTTTTGGCTATGCGGATGATTTGATTAAGGTCTGGAAGCTCACCCGGTATCGTGATTTCAAGTTGCATTTTTACCTCCGATCAGAACGGAATATCATCAAAGTCTGGCTCAGGTGGTTCCTCCGCTTGTTCCTGACTACCCCTATCCAAAAACCGCACTTGATCGCAAATCACTTTAGCCGACTTGCGTTTGTTGCCGTCTTTATCGGTGTAGTTCTGGATCTCCAACCTGCCCTCAACCGCGACCAACCTGCCTTTGTCCAGATGGTTAGCCACGACTTCAGCCAGTTTGCGCCAAGCGGTACAGTCAAGAAAATCCGTCTCTTTGTTGCCGCCCGCACCCGTGTACGGCCTGTCCACCGCAAGTGTAAAGTTAGTCACTGCGATACCCGATTGTGTATACCGTAGTTGGGGATCTGCCACCAATCTGCCAATCAAAATGATTTTATTCATCCCCCAGCACCTCCCTGGCTTTTTCTAAAGCTCCTTCCACCGCAAGCCGTATTTCTGCGCCATAGCTCATAACTGCGCCTGGGTTACGGGACCTTCTTCTTGCCAGCTCCGCCAAACGCTCGATGTGTTTCAAATCAGCTTTTAAGTCACGCTTCATGACTGCCCCCCCTTTCCTTCACTCGTCCACACTACTACCCCACCTGGCCCCCGCACCTGATACTGCCTTTTGGTGATCAGGTGCAGGCGGTGAGCTAGGTCGATTACCTTTGTAAGGTCATTGTTGGTGTTGTTTGTTGGACAACCGTCTACCCAGATTTGGTAGCGTCCAGCTTTAGCCATTCCGCTTCACCTTCTTCATGTACTTTTCAGCCAAATCGCTAGGGCAGATAGTCCACCGCATGGTCGGCTGTTCAAACAGCGCCAATGTCCTTTTTCCGGCGTTACCCCCTTGTCTGTTCTTGGCCACTTCGATCTCGGTGATCCAGTCACCCTCCGGGCAATCCAGGAACCCGGGACTGTAGTAACCTTCACGGTAAAGGAAAATGATCGTATCGGCGTACTCTTCCAGGTTTCCGCTGTCCCGCAAATCGGCCATTATTGGTCTTTTGTCGCCCCTGGCTTCCACCGCGCGGTTCAGTTGGGATAGCAGTATGACAAATACGTCTAGTTCTTCAGCCAAGTTCCGCAGCTTTAACGCTGCATCCCCCACAGCCAGGTGTTGTGATTGCCTGGGGTTGAAGGACATGGCCGTCAAATAGTCCACCGCCACCCATTTCAAACCAGGGTTCCGCATTTTTTCCATGCGGGCGATAGAACAAATTTGATCAGCGGTTAGTCCCCGTTTGTCGCTTATTTTGATAGGCAGTTCCCTGAGTTTCGACAGCCCGCTATAAAACTTGTCAAGGTGCTTTTCGTCTAACTTGCCCCGCAAAAAGTTAACGGGTATTCCTTCAACCGCAGCCAAGTTCCTTTGCCCGATTTGAATGCTTTTCTGTTCCAGGCTGAAAATGATACCGGGCAACCCCCTTTCAGCCCACCCCAAGGCTTCCGACAACATGAAGGCCGTTTTACCCATTGAAGGACGAGCCGCAATAATGTTCAGCGAACCCGATTCAAACCCGCCCACCAGGCTTTGCAAGCCAGAAAGGTTGACAGCATACGTCGGGGGAACTTCACCCGCTTGTACCTTTTCTTGCCGTACAAACAGCGCTTCGCAAACGTCCTGCATTGTCTTCAGTTCAGCGCGCCCTGTTTGGGAAAAGGCTTCGATCATTACCTGCTGGGCATAAGCTATAACTTCATCCGTAGGCTTGTCCGCGTCCTTTAGTTCATTAAGGGCGGCCAGTAGTGTTCCGTACACCGTCCTGCGTTTCCACAAGTCTTCCAGCTCGGCCAAGAGGGACTTGGTTTCTTTGACAGTGACGTGGCTAGAAATTACAGACAGTAAATCCTCAACTGTCAAACCCACGTCCCGCCTATACATCTCGTTGTAAATTTTGACGGAACTGGGACGCTGCCCACCTTCGGTTAAGTCGATAATGATCTGCGCTATTGCCCGATAAGCTGAATCGGAGAACAGTTCAGGGCGAAAGCCGGTTGCGATTTCGTACCAGACTTCCGGCTGCTTTATGATATTGCCTAGCAATCTAGCTTCCGCTAGGAGGTTAATGTCACGGTTCATCAATCTTCCTCCGGTAGATATATACTTGCTAGCCAGTCATCACCTGGCCCACCCTCCGAGTGTTCTTGTCTCTGCCTTTGACGCTGATGTCTTTCCTCAATTCGCTCCACAGCTTCTTTGGTGAAGGCTTGTTCCTTGACCCAGCTATTCAATATTCGCTTAATGTAGTTAGGGTGAGTAGCGTTGGCTTCCGCTGCTCTTAGAAGGGCCTCGTGTATATGCCACATGGTTAATCCGTCTTCGATGAATGAATCTATCATTGCTAGGTGAGTGCTGTTAGGTGGCCCAAACAACTCAGTGAATAGGGTAATCGTTTGGCGGAAGTGTTGCTTATCGTCGTCGTCATTATCTATTATCTTTTTTATATCTTGGTTGGCAGTTTCGCCACCTCTAGAGTTGGCAGTTTCGCCACCTCTAGAGTTGGCAGTTTCGCCACCTCTAGCATTGGCAGTTTCGCCACCCCTGGCAGAATTGCCGTTGGCAGTTTCACCAATGGCAGTTTCGCCACCACCCCATTCGGAAAATCGCTTGTTGAATCCCAGTAATCTTGTCTGTCGCTTGTCTGGCTTTTGCAACAATATGCGCATATCAAGCATTTTTTTAACTTCTCTCTGCAAGGAACGTTTGTCACACCCGGTTGCGTCTTCCAAGAATGATAGTGATAAGTGGTGGTACTTGCGCCCAAATCCGTAGGTGTAGCGCCAGACAACGAATAGTATCCGGTATTGCGTTGGGCTTAATTTCACCCTAGCCATGTTCTCAAGAATTTCATGAGCTATCCTTGTATAACCATCCTCCAGCTGCGGGTTGATCACGCTTCCACCACCTCACAACCTCAACTCTTTCACTAGCTTTTTGATGGCCTGTTCGTACTGGACTGGGGTGAGCTTGCCAGCCCTCAGTTCAGCCTTTAGTTGTTCATAGCTAACCCACTTGCTCATTCCGGCCACCTCCTTGTATAATCTCCGCCCCCATCGGGCAGGATAT